TGAATAGATGATTGTGTTAATTGTAATATATTAACAGCTTTATCTCTGTAGTTATATACTACTAATCCCCAAAAATGTTTGTGTTTATCATTGTCAAAATCAGATGCTGGAGGAAGATTATCAGTCATATGAAATCTAACAGGCTTTCCATTAGACCAATTTTCATATCCTACTACTGCTTTAGATAATATTCTAAAGGTATTATCACCTTTTAAGAATTTAAAATATCCACCTTTTGAAGTTTTAGGCACTTCATAGCCTTCAGGTAAAAAACTCATATTATATAAATTTAGTTAAAAAATCAGTTACTTTTCCAAGCCCTGCAGCCCATTCTAATATATTAGATTCTTTGTATGATAATGCTGTTATTACATTAGTAGATGCTATCTCATAAGAATAAAAATCATCTATCTGTATAATCTTTATACGAGTACAACTAACATCATTATCAGATTCATGTATCTTATATAAATACAATGCATCTTCTACAGAATCATCTTTAAAATAAGCTGGGCAAATAATATCCTTTTCTCCTTCAGGAGTTAATAATTTTACTTTTTTCATATTGCAAATATATTATTAAATGCGAATAATCAAAAGTTTTTTCAACAAAAAGGAATAAGGATAGGAATTTTATCTTTTGTAATAACTCCACATGAGAGTTTATATGTCTTAGAAAAATGTTTAGAATATGCCATTGCATAAGATTTACGATCTACTCCACAACCTGTTTGCATGGAGAAATAATTACCTGAATATATTATAGATGCTTCTGTATGAATATGCCCTTGAACTACATTTGATGAAAATTGTAAACATCTATTAGCTGCTCCATTTCTTCCTGATGAGCCTGTACCATGAACAAAGAGAATATCTTCTATCTTATGATGTTCTTTAAAATCCCATCCTTCTACTCCTAATACCTCATCATAATCCCTAATCCATCTAGCTGATAACCCTGAATCAAATGCTTTCCTCCTTACAATAGCATCATGATTCCCTATGCATACCTTAGCTTTAGGAAATGCTTTATACCATTTCTGAATCTTTGCTATAGCTCTATCTAACTCTTCTCCTGCACCATAACCATCAGGATCTGAATTATGGAAGCTGGAATAATGCATATCTATTACATCTCCTATAAATATAATTTCTCTGCATTTATATTTCTTCTGTACAGATATACAATGCTCTAAATATCCATCTATACAGAAAGGCTCATGAATATCTCCTATTATTAAAATGTTTTTCATATTATCTCTAATATAAATCCATCAGGAGCTTTAGATAATAATTTAGTCATTGTAGCCTTAGAATATGTTATATCAAAATAATCATCATCATTAATATATGCATAGTTTTTCCCTACTAAAATACAGCCCTCTGTTTGATGGTTAAAGTTTCCGACATGAATTAATATAAAATCTCTATCAGGAACTCCTATTATATGATAATGATTTTTATACTTTAGAGAGTTTCTTGGAATAACTTCATAAATACCTTTAGGAATACAACTTATAAAAGGAGCATTCATTACAAAAGGAAGCTCTAGAGTTTTACAACTAAAAACCCTATCTATACCATCATATAAAATAAACTCTCCTAGAGTTTGCTTGTTATCTTCTGCAAGACGAATTATTACAGCTCTCATTTTTAAATACACTAAAACATAAAGGAAGTACTGAAATAAATGCTAATAATACATTCTCCCAGCTAATCCCATTAATACTAATATCTGATATAACAGCAGCACATAATACACCACTAATTGACCTCTTAGCACTCCATTTCTTTTGCTTCTGCCCTTCTTTAAATACATCTGCTATAGATGATAATAAATTAATCTTCGTTAGTTTCTTCATCTGTTAAATCTTTTATCCAACTTCCAAATATTTCCTCAGCTAATTCTTCAGCAGTTTTACTCTTGTCCATCTTCAGATATTTTATCTTTAACAATGATATTAACTAAATCATCTAAATATCCAAAGATTTTATTATCTTTTTCTGTAGGAGTTAAATTAACTAATACTTTAACAAAACCCATTAATCCTATTAATATTTCTCCCCAATTACTTAGTAGAATTTCCATTTCTTACTTCTTTTATAAATTTATATACTGTGAATGTTAATGCAGCTAACAGGGATAATATCTGTAATGCTTCATGTATATCTGTAAAGCTAATAGATAATGCTCCTGTATTAGCTAATAATATTTCTGTTGTATCTCTATCCATGTTATGATATTTTTACTGTTCCTCTGTCATTATATAATAACCCTCTTGTTCTAGGCTTTGATGTAGGGATGTTACTAGCATCTATCTCTTTAGCTATTTCATTACTTGCTATATATCTTCTCAGCTCATCTATGTCATTCTGCATTAATTGAATCTGATGTAACAAAGCAGCTTCAGGACCATAATTAATTAAATCTATATGCTTATCATTAGTATAGCTATCCCTCATCTTGGTTAAATCTGCACCTGATTTATTATGTATTCTTGCTGATTCTTTATTTGCTAATGCCATTTTATGTTATTGTTAATTTACCACCATATACTTTCTCTGTAGATGTTTGGGCTAATTCTATTAATAAATAATTGATTCCACTATGAGCTACATCTGTAAAATTTACTGTAGTACCTATATTCCCTGTTCCTTTACTTGTAACACTATCAGAATCTATTGTAGCTTCATAAACTTCAACAGCAGATGTACCACTACCATATATAATTAAATGTGTAGCAGTTCTACCTTCAGGAATTTGGATTGAGGCATACATTTTTGCTGTGCTATGAGATTTCAACCATCTATCACCTGTTGAATCATCTATCATTAAAGGTCTACCTACATCATCAGCTATAAAATCACTAGGTAATATTTTAATGCTAGTTATGTTTGGTAAAAAATCACCATTAACTTGCAAATCTCCCGCTATTGTAGTTAGAGATGATGTACCACTAGCAATATTTACATCTAGTTCATCTTCTGCATTACCATCAAAAATATCTAATCCTATTACCGCTTCCCCATCATGTGATACTACTTGAATAAATACTCTACCTCCTTCTTGACCGCTTTGCGTTTCTTGTATTTTAGCTGCTAATGCACCATAGAAAGTTTCATTTTGTGCCGAATCTTCTGCAACAAATCTAATAGATCCTATTGTATCATTATCAGTAGGAGCAACTCCCCTATCTTTTTTTAAGTTTAATTGTGAGCCATATTGAGAATTTGCATTACTATGAATTTCAAATCTAGGATAACCACTTGTAGAACTTGTTAGAATTAATTTATCACTAGAAGAATCATAAGTAAAATTAGCACTTGCTCCAAAGCTACCACTATTATTAAACTGTACTTGAGTATCAGATCCTGCTGGAGTACCTCCTCCTCCTGTAATTACATTGGTTAAATCATAAGGAAGTAGAGATAATATACTTCCCTTTGGATATTCTACAGAAGGAGTAAATGAATCAACATTTATATCTGTAGCTGATGTAGTAGATGCTCCATCTTTAGTTAATACTATAGGATAACTTAAATCAGGTCTGCATAATACTAATTTTTGATCATCATATAATGCAGATCTAGATGCATTTATTAATTGTACTTTAGAAGCAGCAGAATTTAATACTCCATTAGATAAACCTATAGAATTATATTTTACAAAATCTATTAAATTATCTTGTTTTATAACTCTTCCACCACCATCTAAAGCTAATTTTCTTGTACCTCCATCAATTATTAAATGATGTACTTCATTAAAAATACTATTAATAATTACTCCTGTAGTATCATGAGGATTAGGAGGAGGAGGCGAAGGAACAGGAGGATTTATAGTAGTAGTTTCAACATTTGTTATTGTAGAACTAGCTGCTGTCATTTTATACCAACTCCCTGATACTGTATCTGTTTCAGCAGTATAATTTCCTTGTATAAATACATATTTTTCAGAATCTAATACTATAGTTTTAAATGCAGAAAAATCATTAACATAATACTCTCCTTCTATAATTTTTAATGGCTGAGTTTGTGGAGCTAAATACTCTTCAAGTAATAAACTACTCATATTATAAGTAGTACCTGCTCCCTCTACTTGAATACTATCAGGAACAGAAATAGAAATACCTGATGAATCTAATACTCTAATAGCATTTAAGTATGAATCTTCTGCTCCTGTAGTACCTAATTTTAGAGATCCAAAATCTTCATTTTGATAATTATCTAATCCTGTAGATGCTGAAAATTGTATTCCATTACTTCCCTGTTCTCCTTCAAAATTTAACATAAAATTATTAGTTCCTAAATATCCAGCATAATTAGATCCTGTAAGCCATAAATCTGTTAAATTAGTTTTAGTAGGAGTTAATGGAGTAGGAACTACATTAGGATTAGATGTATCAGGATTTATATAATAATTTATAGTAGCTGAAACAAATTGTAAATCCACACTCCCCCCAACAGATAAATCAGGTAAATCAATCTGTTGATTTATACCTATAGCACCTATAGATCCTGTTCCTGAAAAGAATATAGCTAATGGAGAATTTGGTTTAAAATAATTACAATATGGTTGATAGGTTTGACTTGGAAATGTACTACCAAATCCTTCTCCAAATGTATTAATAGGCACATTAACTGTAAAAGAACTATCTGAAGATTCCCATGATAAATCTCCTCCTACTGTGCCTGATAAATATAAACTTCCTAACTTTAACTTTAGTGTTAATGTCCCCCCTATATGAGTAAAATTATTTGCTGCTGATAGATAATCAAATTTTTCTGCATAAACTACATTTATCTGCATCTGTATATTATCAGCTTGTGCAGTAGAGAAAGCTCCTATATTAGTTAATGCAGTAGAATATATAGATGTAGTAACAGATGTATCACTAGAAGCTGGATAATTAGCATTAGCAACTGCTGATGCTTGACCATGATTAAAAGTACCTGTAACAGATGATATAGGTCTTAAATACCTCCATCTCTGCCCTGTTAAAAATCTTCTATGTTCAAAATTTCCCTTTTGTAAACCTATAAACTCTACAGTTTTAGTTCCTGTAGTAGTAGCCATTATTTTTAATCTTCCACCACTAGCACCTATACTAAAATTAGCTTCTCCTGACCTAGTTAATAATTCATTGTCTGCTGATGATGTATTAGCATAAACTATTTTTGTTGTAACATCATTTTGTGAAAAAGAAACTCTATAATCTCCTTCTGTTAGATCTACATACATATATGTAGTAGTTAGAGCTATATTAAATGAAGTAGCAGTAATAGAAGTAACAGATCCTGATGAACTCCATGTAGTAAAATCTGCTGGATTTTGTAGCCATGAAGTACCTGTAAAACCTGAATCTACTGTAGGAGATACTGATGAGTCATTAGATGCATTCTGTCTATTATCTACATCTATAGTAGTATTTATAATTAAATCACCTGATCCATCATGAGGAAGCCTTTGAATTTTTGTTGTATTATCTATATATCCTGCTGGTTGAATAACCATTACCCTACCATCTGCAATAAACATTTTCATTCCCCAACATTTCAAAACTTCTTGAAATGCATCTGATTTATAATATTTCCCTACTTCATTAGATCCTGCTTCAAATAGTCTAGAATCTACATAATTCATAAAGAATCTATTATATGTATCAGCATTAGAGAAAACATTATCTCCTGTCCATCTATTATTAGTAAAAAATATTAATTCATTGTTACCTCTAGGAAATACATCAGATAAAAAATGAGTATAAATTTCAGTTCTACTAACATAATAATCTAATAAAACTTTTCCTATTTTTAAAACAGGATTATCCTCTATATCAGAATAAGTTTTATCATTCATTAATTCCCCTAAGAAATCATTAGCTTTTAATGTTATCTCATAAGGAAAAACATCATTTTCTATAGAATCATAACCTGAGTTAAGATTTCCAAACCATATAATCACAAAATTTCTTCGAGCTACTAAAAAATACTCTCCATCATCTGCTGCTAATAAAGTAGTTAGGAATGTTTGCTGTGTAGCATTTTGAACTATAAACTGAAAAGTAAGTTCTGAAGGCATAACTGTATCTTTTCTGTTATCACTTCCCTTATATGATAACCTAAAACCTCCTTTCCCTGTTTCAAAAGTATTGCCTGTAGAAGAATCAGATTTACTCCATAATTCTAAATCAAATCTATTATTCCTTTCAGAATAAAATGTAGCAGTATAATTTTTATAAGCCATATTAACCTAATGAATTTCTGTGCCTGTTAGCTCTGTCAAAAACTATTAATAAATCTTCTCCTGATATTCTTACATCAGGAATATTCATCATGTTAGCAGTTTGTGAAGCTGAACTAATATGCCCTCCTGATGATCCTGAAGGAGTAAATAATTCAGGTCCATGTTCCCCTACAAGATAAGGAGTACCAGCACTAGCAAATCCTCCAACTGCTTTACCTTCAAACATCCCCCTTGCTTTACCTTCAAACATCCCCCCTCCTTGCATTAAATTTCCGAAGTTTTTCATAAAACTAGCTCCACCTGCTGCTGATTTTGGAAATATAACAGATAACAATGTTGCCAATATTGCTGCCTTAGCTATCATTCTAACCATTTGTTGTATCACTTGACCTGCAAATACTTTAAATGAATCTTTTGTTGTCATAGCAGCATCTACAATCCCATCTAACTGCTCAAACATTACCTGTCCCATAGTACGAGTACTCTCTGTTATTGTAGTAATAGCAGTATTCATAGGCTCAAAAGTTAATCCCCATTGTTCTGCAATAGAAGGAACTAACTTAACATAATCTGATGTAGCTACTTGAAGTTCTAATAATTTGTTTTTTTGATCTTCTAAAGCACTAGCATTATCTTTCTGCTGCTGAGTAGCTTTTTTTATTACATCTCCCCATTTATCATATTCTTTCTGTAGCTCTGCTAAGCTTTCTGTAGCTAAATGAGAAAGAGTACCCATCTCTTCAAATATCTCCTTTTGCCTAGCAGCAGCCTCCTCCTTTATTAATTCTAGTTCAGTTTTAGTAGATCTTTCTAACTGATCATTAATTTCCTTTAATCTTTCTGCTGTTGTTGTTCCTGTTTTATTAAAGTTATCTAAATCCTTTTTAGCTTTATTTGTGCTAGATCCAAAAGTAAACATATACCCAGCAGCTAACCCTAACACAGTCACTAAAGCTCCTAAAGGATTAGAAACAACAGCAACAGCTAATAACCTTAACCCTGTTATAAGTTTAGGAATTATTCCTAATATAACTTGAAAAGCTGAAGCTAATTTACTAAGAACTATTAATACAGGTCCTATAGCACCAACAAATAATGCAGTTTTTATTTTAGCAGTTATTTGAGCAGTAGATAATTCAGATAATCTATCTGTAGCTTCTTGTAATCTTTTCTTTAATGGCTTTAACATTGGCATTAATGCCTTACCTACTTCTTCAGCAAAATCCATCATTGAATTTTTTAGCTGAGTAAATGCTCCAGCTCCAGCTAATGCAGATGCTTCTGCCTGTCCTTTAAACATTGTAGATAAGGAAGATACTGCTGAATCTAATCTATCTGTAGATCCTACTGCTCCTTCTATTGTAATTCCATATCTAGATAATGCATTAGTAGAACTTCCAACTGATTTAGCTACTAAATCTGCTGCTGCTTTTAGATTCATACCTTTAGCAGTAGCCATATCTTGCACTAATGGAATCAGCCTTTTAATAGCATCCTCTTCTAGTCCCATAGTAGCTAACATAGTTTGTGCTGCTATAGTTTCTTCATCACCAAATAATGTAATTTTTTGAAGTTCTTTAGCTTGTTCAGTTAAAGATCTGAAAGCCTGTTCATTCTGTCCTAATGCAGTTCTTAATCCAGCTTCTGCTTTAGCTTGTTGATCAAATGCTTTAATACTAACTGCTGCAAAACCTAACATTGGAGCAGTTAGGTTAGTAGTTAATGTTCTACCCATAGCAGCAGTATTCCTCTCAAACTTTCTAAGAGATCTCTTTGCTTTTTTTAATCCCTGAGTTAATCCTTGTATTTTAGCTCCTACAAGTACATTTAATCTAGATTCTGCCATTAGAAATCTTTTAATCTATCACCTAAAGCCTTAATATCTTCAGATGTCATTTTTTTATGTTTACTTTCCCAATCAAATGTTATTAAATCTGTTTGTTTTACTCTATGCTTTTTTTCTAGATGTACATTTAATAACAATGATGTCTGCCATCTACATCTAATCCACTTAGATCGATCTAATAACTCTTGATTATTATAATATCCTTTTAGAGCATTATCAAATTCTCTGAAAGTTAAATCATTTAATGCATCAGGAGTTAATCCTAATACTCCTAAACCTTGCTGCTCAATCTTATCAAAAGTAATAGGCTCAGAAGAGGAATTATCCCCT